GTCGATTCAAATGTCTTTGGATTCATCTCTCAATTTGATTTCTCGTTTCTTATCGAAATCCCAAATGGATTCCTCATCCCGTAGCATAGCTACGTCGATAGCCTCCGTCATAGATGTATACACCTCTGAAATTTCAAGGACACACCATCCATCCTCCTTAACCCATCCACCAATCACTACATCTTTTCCCGCTAAAGCGGCAAGCTCGCACTCGTGTATCATATCATTCAAGCAGTCTTGGAACGTGTTCCAAGAAAGGTTCTCGATGAATTGTCCGTGGGTGGAGTCGTAGTCACCCCCCCCAACAGCATACCCTCCGAACGGGTATGATACGAGCGTATCAGGAAGGACGCTGAATCCCTCCCCACCTTGTACTTTGAAGTACAAGTCAGTAAGACTGAACTTTTCCATTATCGCTTAATAATTTGAGCAAGAGCATCTTCGATGCTGTCTTGCAGGTGAAACGTGAGTTCCGTGTACTTGCCATCCACCTCTAACACGTCAGGTGAGAGGAGTTCAGGTGCTTTGTCGAGTAAATACTCGGTGACGAGGATAGCCACGTCGAGGATGTCATTTGATGTCATCGTAGATGAATTTGAAGTTTGACACAGACACCACTTTCGTGGTGTTTCGTCCATTCAGGACTCATCAGTGTGCCTTCACTGCTTTCAGCAGTGTTCTACGGGGTCTGCTTCATCGGCAAGACCAATCAGCATACGTATGACGTCATCTTTCGCAACATCATTCATATATGGTGTGCTTACCACAAGGGTTGCAAAACCCTTGACGTAATCAGGAACAAGTCTTGCACACCTGTTCAAAGCATCAAGATGCTTTCCGAAATGAAGGTTATTGAGAACAAGGACGGAACGTCCTACGGGTTGTTCAAATAAATTTGTCATTGGAGTGAAGTTTGAAGGGTTTATGGGTGGTTCGTATATCACCCTGTTCGTAAGAACTCACAGGGTGTATATACTCACCCCCCAAGGTTGTCGGTTAGTCGGTCAGCTCATCATATGCAAGCCACATCATAAGCAGGGCTGCGGGCATCATAGCCACCCAAAACACAAGGTCAAGTACCATTGAAAATGAATTTGAAGTTTGACACAGACACCCCCCGAAGGGGGTGTTTCGGCTAACAAAGCCTCATCAGTGTGCCTATCATATGACATCATACATCAGAAGAGTTTGGCCAACTCCCGAAGGGAGAGGTCATCAAAACTCACTTCATTGGATGTTCCATCCAACGGAAACTCCAAGTCAAGCTTCGCTTGGAATGCCTTCAAAAGCTCTGCTTTTCGAGAATTAGCCTTCGTTCTAATTCTATCGGCGGCTCCATTAGCTTCGCTAACGGCAAGGGCTGACTTCCGAGCAGCTTCAACAGAAGCTGTCTTTTTCGTATGACATGGTGTGACGGGGGTGTCAGGGCGACCGTGGAAGGCTTTCTCTTGTCTGTCAGCAACTCGTTGCTGAGGAGTAGCTTTCTTGGTGGTCGTCTTACGACGACGCTTCGGCTTAGTAGCCTTCGGCTTGGCAACCTTCGGTTGGGGTTCAGCCTTCGGCTGTTCTTGAGTCATTCCTTGCAAGGCAAGGAACTGCTTGAACAACTCCATCATTTGTTCAGTCCCTTGGGACTGCTCGTCAGATGTCTTTGAATTGGTTGGCTTTGCCTTCGGCAACTCTACTGCTTCAACGAAGTTGAGCAGGTCTTGAATGGCACTTCGTGCCTTTCCTTTTCTCACCGTTGACGGTGAGAAGTAGAACTCATTGACTGAAACTGAAACTGCTTTCAGCAGTTCGACTCGGTTGGTTGACTTTTTCATTGGAAATGAAATTTGAAAATTGAAGTTTGAATTTGAATGGTGGGGTTCGTATCTGATACCCTTCGTAAGAACTCAGGGTATCTGATACTCCCCCAAAGTTTTTGTCAGTCCATCAACTCGTTGATGATTGCCTCCTGTTCCTCAGATGAGAGTTCGCAGAACTCCGCATCAAGGAACAAGAGTTCAGGGTTGGCAGTCCAAAACAATTCAAGCAGAGCTTGAACACGCTCCTTGGTAACAGCTCTGCTGTTAGACTGATTCGAAGAATCAAGGGTTGAATGAAAGTAGTTCATCGTAGATGAAGATTGAAGTTTGACAAGGGAAAAACAGACCCCCCGAAGGGGGTCTGAAAGACTGCTTTCAGCAGTGCTTGAACCGACGGAGTTTCTCTTCCAAGGGAAGAGCGTTTACCTCTTCGAGGTACTCTTCGACTTCGTCGACAATTTCGATTCCAAAGGCTGACAGCTTCGCTGACAGCTCTTTGAACTCTTGTTCTGCTTCGCAGTACAAGTCACCATCGTTTGACCATTCGTCTTCAAGGAAGACGACACCAGTTGACTTGTCAACTGACAAGTGTTTCTCTTGGAGAAACAGCAAGTCGCTGTAAGCGACCAAGTCCCCAATCCAAGGAGCATCTTCCCAAAACAAATCTTTGATTTGTTCTAACTCTGACTCCGTCAGAGTGACCGTAGCTGGACAAGCTTTCAGCTTGACTCCGTTGAATTTGAGGAACTTAGCAACTTCGTTGCTACTGACGGTGTACTGCTTCGCAGTAGATTTGATTGAATTGTTCATCGGAGATGAAGATTGAAGTTTGATGGCAAAAGTGCCGATGCAAATCTACGGCAGAGTTTTCCGAAAATCCAAGCCCTTCTTCCTGCGCGATTTCTCCCGCGTGAAGAGTACGAAGTACTCCGCGTGGAAACAGGGGAAGAAGCGGCGTCGCGCTTGGGCATATGCCTGCACATCATACGAGGCTCGGCAGAGTTTTTTGTTGGCAATTTGAATTGTCAATAGCAAACCCTATGCGTTACCATACATGGACCGAAGGTCGGCGCGTAGTAATCGTGCGGGGTTTTGTCCCCTACTGGAAATGTCAACACAATTCCACCAAATTTCAACAACATCAGCATTTTAGCCTCTATCAAAACATCGTAGATGTTTAGATAAAAGCTGAAATGTATGGCGAAGTTGACCAAAGGTCAAAGGGAGGGGGGTCTCATAAGGCGTTTGGGTGCGAGCACGCTGGCGTGTATAGATCTATATAATCCCCTAGATCCGTATTTCTGACCTTTTTTCCACCTTAAGCTTTCACCCATAGATTTCGCAGGCAAGCGTTAACAACAGCCTAATCAATGACTTACACGCTGTTTCTTCAACTGCTTGTTTAGGGTTGACTTTTAAATTTTTCTGTTATAACTTTGCGTAACTATTTAGATAGTTGAGTCTGTTCATGTGTTTTTGTGTGAATACAGAAAGCTGATGAGCGAATTTCTCTCTATGACCAATAGTTGTTATAACGCAAGGGTAGCTATATCATGATCGTAAAGCGGAAAAACGGGTATTTTGTACGCTCTGAGGATGGGGAAAACCTTGGTGGCCCTTATAAAAACCGTTTAGAGGCTATGAGGAGGCTGAAACAAATAGAATTTTTCAAGCACAAAAAGTAGTATATTTGCTCTTATGAGGGCGGTATCAAAAAAACCCCTAAAAAGGGTAAGAAAGTACTACAACGGGGGTCAAAACTGGCCACCTGAGGTTAAAGCAAGGATGCTTGCTAGCGGAAACTGGAAGGAGGGACCTAACGGTGAGCTTTTAAGAGTTAGCGCTGAAGAGGCCAATCAAGCAGCACTTTTACAGTCTCGGCAGGCAGCTGCCCCAGAGAAGTACACCCCTACGAAGGTTGGCTTTATGAGTGACGAGAGGCGAGAATACCTTGAGAACCTAGACCGACCGCTATCTAGAGAAGAGGCCCAAGAGTATGCCACGGAAGCATACAACCCATCGCAACCAGCAAACGTGGCCTTTAGCACTGCCGCTGGATTCGGGACACCCGCTGCAGCTTTAGAAGACTACCTTGCGTCAAGGCTGTTGACCATTGGTAAGGATGCCTTTAAGTACCTAGGTGCCGAGGCTGTTACCAACGCCATACCAGCTATAAACAAGGCGGTGAAGTACGGGATGGATAAGATTGACCAGTATGTAACTCCATTGCCGAGAGCTGTTGATAGATGGTCGAATGCCGAGACCGATGTAATCGACTACAAAAAGGTTCTTGATGAGAACCTTCCAGAGTGGTTGGCTAATAAAGTTATGAGGTCTGACCTCAACCCATCCCTGATGCCACGGTGGATTGACCTTCAGAAAAAGCATACATCACTTCTTAGCGGGTATGCAAACTCACCTGAGTTTAGGTCTATACCTGAAGAAATTCAAAAAGATATCATCTATGCCATGGAGGGTATGGATGAAGGCGTTACAGAGTCTCTTCGTTCTTTGATCAAAAAAAATGCTGAAGACCTAACACCCGATCAAATCAATGCGCTTAGAAGGCTAACATCAGACCTTGAAGTCATTGGTAAAGAAGCAAGGAAGTACCCCAACCCAAATAAAGTCCCGCATAGTACTGCTGACGACTACCTCAGAAAAATCAACCTCCCACCTCCTGGTCACGGTGGCACCGTTGGAGGTAGTGATATGCTGTACGGGACTGAAAAGTATCAAAGTGATGTATGGAAACGCACTATGGATGTCACTCGAAATCAAGACGATCTCTATAGAAGGCTTTCTACTTTGGGGCAGGAATTTGATGATGAGATTTTGTATGGCGCTGATGGCATGAGTAAAATAAACTCAGAGTTGGCTATGACCAGGCTACCGCTAGGTAGTGGCTACAGTACCTCGCCGTTTGACGATCTTATCGGTGGCGAACCAACGCTTAGAGCCCGTAGAATTCTTGTAAAGCATTCTCAAGGGCAAACTGGCCCAACTATTGAAAAAGTATCTTCTAGAGTCACCATGGATGAGTGGCCAACAGCATTAAAGGAATTTACTGTATTTAGAAATCAATCACAGAGATTGACACCAACCAGAGTAATAAGAAATGGAGAGGTTGTGGATGTGAGGTCACCAGATAAATATCAGGTAGGTGATATCGTAGAAACACTTTCTCAAAAAGAATTAAAAGATGTGAGTTCGGTATCGCCACGATCTTCGCGACCAGTATCTACGTCTCTCCATGCCAAGCTACCAAGGCAAACCTCTAGACGAACACCTGGTGTGGGTGGTGAGCAGCTAAAGTTAGAGATCGTCATACCAGAAGGAACGGCTGTAGCCAACCCTTCGCAGCTAGGCAGCATGGAAATATATCCATCAGAGATGGAGGTATTGCTTCACCCAGATCAAAAGTATATAGTAGAGTCTATCGAGGGTGGCCACGTAAAGCTGAGAGCCATATCACACAGGCAGGCATACTATACAGAGCGCGGTTACCCGCAGTCTATGACCCATTCTAATGGTGGTAGAGTTGTAAAGCGCAGGAGGCCAGGCTTCGCAGTGGTAAAATAACATTTAGTATCTTTGAGCCATGGCAACACTTAGAGTAACTATACAAGAAGATATCACGATTAACGGTAAGGATCGTGGCAACAAGAATGTTGTTGAGGTTAATAGTGTAACTGAAACATTTAACAGGGTTCTTACCGTTACAAATGCCGAGCAAACTATTTTAGAGTTTCAGGCATCAAACCCGTCTGGGGGTGCTTTGGTAGACGGAACAATGCAGTACTTGCGTATCACGAACCTCGATGCATCGAATACTGTAGATCTTCGCATACAAGACACATCAAATACGAAAGAATATTTTGTTCAGATCGGTGCGTCAAAGTCGTTTATTCTGTTTAATGACAAAATAGACTGTGATTCTTCTGCCATAGGGTCTACAATATCACTCTCTCAAATAGAAAAGATTTCTGCCGACGCTACTGGTACTAGTGGGGAGACTGCAGACATTGAAATATTTGCTGTTGCCACTTAAACAAACAACATACCATGGCCGTAAGAAATCAGGAAAAAGAAGATAGACGCATATTTAGGTCTACCACTGGAGCTAATCAGCGCAGACTTTCCCGTGCTGAAAACCAACTCAAAAGAGTTGTAGAGAAAACAGCTGGCAAGGGCGCGACATCTGCGAAAGCACAGTCTGTAGCAGCAGACGCTGGGAATGCAAGACTGGTAAGAAAAATTCAGAAGAAAGAGTCAAAGGCCGCATTTCAGGCAAAAAAAGCTGGATCTGACCCAAGTAAAAAGAAAACTATAAAGACCCCTGAGGTAAATCTACCAAAGATAAAGCTCCCAAAAATAAAACTTACAAAACTTAAACCAGGTGGTGGAAAGCCTAACTACAGTAAGTCGGTTGGCAATCCAAACCTAACACTTGGAGATAAGATTAGGGGGAAATGCAAAGACATTGCATGTAGAAACGAGGCTAAAAAAGGAAAAAGCGGTCAGTGGAGTCAATAAACCATTAAAACAACAGACTATTTTAAGTATTATGAGATCAGTAAAAAAATATCCAGACGGAGGTAAATTTGGGCCAGGCCTAGGAAAGGGCAAGGATGTCAATTACCTTCTTGCCCAGCTTTCTAATGCTGATGAGGGAAAAAGCTCAAAAGACGTTGCGAAAGCTGCAATAGCACAGAAATACTCTAAGGATAAGGAGCAACTTCAAAAGCACATGTTTGATTCCCTCGTGAATCAGCAAACAGAAAAAGCTCTTAAATATAAAGATGGGGGATCTATAAGCGATAAGTATGCCGACCTTTCTAGAAAAAGAGCTAGACACAGAAACCGTCAGGCAACAGCCAAAACAATCATTGGCAAAGCTATTCACAAAGCAATGGTGAACAACTTGAACAGAAGGATTGAGAATACTCCGAAATATGATTAATGAATTTATCTAAGAACTTAACCTTATCGGAAGTCACTAAAAGTATTACAGCTAAGCGCTTAGGCATAGATAACACCCCCGATGACTGGACTACGGAAAATCTTCGACAAGTTGCGCTCAACGTATTTCAACCTCTTAGGGACGCTTTCAAGTGTCCTATATACGTGTCGAGCGGGTATAGGTCGCCTGAGCTCAACGCTGCTGTCAGAGGCTCGGTTCGTAGCCAACACATGGAAGGTAGAGCACTTGATCTGGACGCAGACGTATTCGGAGGTTGTACAAATTCTCAGATATTCCAATACATCAAGAACAATCTGGAATTTGATCAGCTCATTTGGGAGTTTGGTGATGACGACAATCCTGATTGGGTTCACGTCTCTTACGTTTACGATGGCGTTAATCGTAAAAGGTGTCTCAGGGCTTGTAGAGATGATGACGGCCAAGTATATTACGAAGCAATCTTCGGGAAAGGACTTTAAATAGATTCTCCCTCTAGGTTTCTGTATATCTGCTGGACTATAATTCTACCGCGCTGTGTTAGCGCATATCTTACTCTGTAGTTAAATTTCGTCTCATCTCTAAAGAGATGATCTTCTCTAGAATCCGACGGGGTAAGCTTATCAAAGTGTTTGTATATCAACCCCTCCTTTACTAACGGGTATACATATTCCACACCAATTTTTTTGCTGCTTATACCAAAGTCATCAGATGCGTACTTAAGGGTGAAAAATTCAAGATCGTACGCCCACAGCATGAACATTATTTCCTTTTGAAAGATAGAGTGGCTATCTTTTGTTTTAAGCAGTTCTCTCCTAAGGTGCTTTAGGTAGTTACGTTTTACGTATCTTTGATTGAGCTTCGAAAACTCTCTAAAGAGTTTTCTTTTAGAAACCACACTTTTAGGCATTAAAATGGATTTAGATAAATACAAAGATATGAGTAGAGATGGTTTTCTGTTTGAGATTCAAAAAATAGCACTTAAAATTGAGGACTTAATTGATGAATATGGTGTTAGAGATGATCTGATGTCCCTTATGATAATAGGCCTTATCGATGATATTGATGAAGACAATCAGCAGCTTAAGGCTATATGGGGATACAATTTGCGAAACAGAGAAGAGTTAAATGAATTATTTAACTTTGCAAACGAATCTTACAAGGAAGACGATTTAGATATTGATGATCTGATCCAAGGACTTGGCATAAGCTTGAATTAAATGGAAGGTGTTATTAGAAAAATTATTATTGGGAGGGATCCCAAGGACGCCATGGCGTATTATGTCGGCATGAGAGCTGGAAGCAGCAATGTAAGCGCAATTGTTGTTGATGAAGCATTTCTTTATAGACACGGTAAAAACAGATACATTGTATACCTTCAGGAAGAAGATGGTAGCAACGTAATGTGGAAGGTTGTAGACGATATGCCGTGCATTATCGAATTTGATTTAAATTTTTAATCATGTCTGAAAAATCAAAAGGGCTTGGTGATAGCATTGAAAAAATCACCAAAACAACTGGTCTTAAAAAGCTTGTAGAGAGGATGTCTAGTGACTGCGGATGCGATAAGAGAAAAGAGAAGCTAAACGAGATGTTCCCTTATAAGAAATGAGATCCTTAAATATGTTTATCGTTGAGCTTGAGAAGCCGATCAACGATACAATCTCCACTGCCAGCGGATTGGAACTATATATTGACTCTCGTTTTGAGGGTGGAGAATTTGCATACAGAGTTACCGATGGTCCAGTTATTGCAACACCAGCAAAATATAAAACAGATGTTGAGGTTGGTGACACGCTGTATTTTCATCACCTTGTGGTTATGCAAGAAGGTCAAAAACTCACTGGCAATGACAAGAGTTATTTTGTAAACTACAACCCATCAGAGGCAGCAAACAATCAGGCCATTGCATACAAAAACAAAGATGGTAAAATAACACCATTGGCTGGATGGAGCCTCTTGTTGCCAGTAGAAAAAGAAGACACAAAAAACAGCGTTATTGACGTAGTTTCTCTCAAAGATGCCCTCCCAACAAAAGGTGTCGTAGCCTTTGAGTCTGAAGATCTTAATAAATTAGGAGTTAAGGTTGGTGATGTTGTTGGGTTTAAAGAAAATAGAGACTACCGCATCAAAATTGACGGGGAAGAATACTACAGAACTCGCGTAATAGACCTGATGTATGTCGAAGAAGAAATTCACAACAATTGAGGCAGCTCAAAAGCTAATGGACAGCATGGAGATTGCAATCAACAATATGATTGATGAAATAAAAAAACCAGTTGATCCAGAAATTAATGGTAGCGCAAGAAAGGCAGAGCTACAATCCATCAAACAAACGGCGACAGATTGTAAAGACCTTCTCGTCGAAAGACAGCGCCTTGAACAAATGATTAAAGACCTAAAAGACAATGGAGAAATCGAACAAGCAAAAGACTATAGTGGAGGATTCGCTGAAAAATTCTCTAAGTAACTGGCAAGATATTGTTTATAGATACGAGGAAGCGCGTATAGCCAGAGACTATAAGTTCTGGGAGGAGTCCTGGAACGACGAATTTGAGGACTGAAATTGCCACAGAATTAAAACACATGATCGAAGAAAAAAAGACGTGCCCAAGGTGCAAGACAAAAAAACCTGATAGCGAGTATTACATCAGAAAAGACAGAAAGGGTAGGGCTGGATTAAGTGGGTTCTGTAAAAAATGTATGTGCGAGGACAGGACTGATAGGGCTAGAGAGTTCAAAAGAAAGTGTGTGGAGTATAAGGGAGGTAAGTGCGAGAGGTGTGGGTACGACAGGTGTGACTGGTCTATTGACTTCCACCACAGAGACCCTAATGAAAAGGATTTTGGTTTGGGCAAACAACGAAGAACAAGGTTTGATGATAAGATTAAGAAGGAGCTTGATAAGTGCATGATCCTTTGTTCAAACTGTCACAGAGAGAAACACGCAGGCTTGTTCTAATATATCCGCGAGTATCCCCTCAAGCTTATACCTTGTAGAAAGGGTAACTGGTCACATGTGGGTTCAAGTCCCGCCTCGCGGACTTTAATTATATTTGCATTATGGCCAATGTCAAAAAACGCAACTATAAGAAAGAGTATGAAAAGTACGGGAAGGGAGGTAAGGCTAAGCAGTACAGGGCCTGTCTTAACCGTATTGCTCGCAGACTCGGTGTTTACGGGAATGGTGATGGCCTTGACAATGCTCATGTTGGCACCTCTGATAGGACTACACCCCAGCCAGAGTCAGTAAACAGGGCTAATAATAGGCCGAAAAAAAGAAGAAGTCGATGATATTAACGAAGTCAAATAACAACGACGAACCTCGCCCCATAAGAGTCAAAAAGGATCCCTCACAAACTGAAAGGGAGATTCTTGATTATTTAACTGCAACTGGGGGATATCAGAGGAGAAGAAAAATTAGATTCCCACAAACTGAATTCGTAGAGGATTATGGGATTGGATTGATGGCCCCATTTATTGATAAGACGTATGGAGGATTTGACTATACACCTCTAGAAAAAAGATCCTCTAAAGACATTCTTAATTATCTAGCCAATTATTACGAAAATCCTGGTCCGTTTGGCTATAACGTTGGTAGAAAGTCGTTTATACCTAAATCAAGAGAAAATGACCCTCTAACTGTGTACGAAGAAACAATCCATGGTGCTCAGGCTCCAAGCGGATTTTTTAATATTGACAAAACCCTTGGCAAGGGGGTTGGCAAGGCAAAAAGGGAATTTTTTAGACAAGCTGAAGAGGCGTTTAGGGGAACGGGTGCTGAAGAGATGTTCCAGGAGTTAGTTAATTACAATGGAGGATTTGGTCTTCCAAATATGGAGGCAGAAGCCAAGCCAATGGCTCTTAAGGCCGCAATGAGAAATCTTGGTGTTATCGATGACTATGTTGTAAAAGATTCAGATATTGAGAAGATTAGAGAGTGGTTTGTTCAAAATGAAGAACAACAGAATGACCCCTTCTCCTGGCTATTCAGTCAGGACGTTATAAAAAAGGATGAATACAGAAAGGCATTGCTTGATTATTTGAACAGCTTCTAATATATTAGCGTCATGAAAAAATTTATTTTACCCATCATTTCAGTTTTTGTTGCGGCTTTTATGCTTACTAGCTGCTCACCACACACCTCTGTGTCTAAGCATAAGAGGTATCACAACCACAAAATGCACCAGAATAATGGACCAGACTTCCCTGGCGTAGCCCATATGGGCCCAGTGAAGTGTGCTGAGTGGTAATTTATTCGCTCTGCGCCTGTAGCTCAACAGGATAGAGCAGCGCACTTCTAATGCGCAGGTTTCAGGTTCGAGTCCTGGCAGGCGTACAATACGATTAAGATGTCAAAAGTACAGGTATCAACATACAAGTCAAAAAGAGTTAGGCGCAAAGGAGTTCATTCTAAAAAGAAAACTTCTATTAGCAAGTCGTCTAAAAACTACAGAAAGCGTTATGCTGGTCAAGGTAGATGACTACGATGAGCCTGCTATCTCAATTTGCCCCAAGGGTACGAAAGGTGAGGTTCTTGAGCTCGGTGGGATACTCATTTTACTTCCCGCTCAGCCTCCCAAAAAGGAGATTGAAGGATATGGACTCCCAAACAACATGCAGCTGTGGTCGAGGAAACCTATGCCAGAGGAGCTGTCTAGGGTTCGTTCTATGGATGAGTGGGGTGAGATGCCAAGGGAGTTCAGACAAAAGTTTTCTCCATATATCGAGGAGGAATTTCGCCGTAGGCGTGAGGGCTTTTGGTTTTATAATGACGGTGTCCCTACATATATTACGGGCAGGCATTACATGATGCTTCAGTGGACGAGAATGGATATAGGATATCCTTCTTATCTTGCATTTCAACGCGAAATTTTTATACATATGGCCGCGTGTGAGGCTGATCCCCGTTGTATCGGGCAGCTTTATACTAAGTGTCGCCGTTCTGGATACACTAACATATGTTCTTCTATCATTGTTGATGAGGCCACGCAGATTAAGGATAAGCTGCTTGGAATACAGTCAAAAACTGGTAAAGACGCGCAGGAAAATATATTTATGAAGAAGGTGGTGTACATGTTTCGACATTACCCCTTCTTCTTTAAACCCATTCAAGATGGTACCACTAACCCACGCATGGAGCTGGCTTTTCGCGAGCCGAGTAAGAGAATCACGAAGAAAAATAAGACTTCGCAGACGGGCGAGGCTCTTAATACGGTAATTAACTGGAAAAACACAACAAACAATGCATATGATGGCGAAAAGCTACATTTGCTTTATTTAGATGAGGCAGGAAAATGGGAAAAACCTACAGACATAAGGGACGCTTGGAGGATTCAACGGACCTGTTTGATCGTCGGTCGAAAAGTAGTCGGAAAGGCCATGGTGGGAAGCACCGTAAATCCAATGGACAAGGGCGGAAAAGAATACAAGGATTTATGGGGGGATTCGAACCCATCAGAGAGGAACGCGAATGGGAGGACTAGAAGCGGACTATATCGACTATTTATACCAGCATACGAGGCTCTAGAAGGATTTTTTGATAGGCACGGAAGAGCAATTGTAAATGATCCAGAATCCCCATTGGAGGGTATTGATGGTGAGAATATTCTTATCGGGGCAAAGTCATACCTTAAAAACGAAAGACAGGGTCTTATTGACGACCCGTCAGAACTTAATGAGGTTATAAGGCAGTTTCCATTTACCACCGACGAAGCTTTTAGAGATAGCGTTCAAAGCACCCTATTTAACATTACAAAAATCTATGAGCAAATTCAGTACAACGACGAGCTTTATCCAAATCCAGTTGTTGTAGGTAATTTTCACTGGAAAAACGGTGATCAAGATACTGATGTTGTATTTAAGCCAGATCCTAATGGTAGATTCCATGTTGCTTGGATGCCTCCAGAAGAACTTAGAAATCAGAAAAAATTCGATAGAAATAAAAGAGTTGCACCAAATTCATATTTAGGGGTTGGTGGTGTTGACTCTTATGATCTTGACGCAACAGTAGATGGGAGGGGATCTAAAGGCGCAATGCATTTATACAATAAGTTTAATATGCAGCATCCGTCAAATATGTTCGTTTTGGAATATGCTTCTCGGCCCCCATTGGCCAAGATATTCTATGAAGACGTACTTATGGCATCTGTATTTTATGGGTATCCAATACTAATTGAAAATAACAAATACGGTATCGCTAGATATTTTGAGTCTAGAGGATATGATGGTTATTTATTAGGTAGGCCAGCTCACTTATCTAGTAACCCACAAGCTCAAAAGGTAAAAACAAAGGGAATTCCATCAAACTCTCAAGATGTTATTCATGCGCACGCCCATTCTATTGAGGCGTACATACACGATCACGTTGGAATAAATCATGATTCTGGTGAATACGGTAAAATGTATTTCAATAGAACCCTTGAGGACTGGATCGGATTTAAAATTGACAACAGAACAAAATACGACCTTAGTATTAGCTCTGGACTCTGTTTATTGGCTGCTCAAAAGGAAAAAATAATGCCGCAGTCAGACTTCTCTGAGAAGAGGTTTTTTAGGAGATATAGGGTAATCGGCTGATTACTTATATTTGCAAAAGACAAATGGAATTCCTAAATAATGCAAGATACAAAAGGTACGAGTAAGGGATTCCCAGATCCTTTAGCACCCCAAGAAGAAAAGGCGTCAAAAGCGTATGGCATACAATATGCCAAAGCCATAGACTCCCAGTGGGGGAGAATGACTGACTCTGGGAGCCTTATTGCAAAAAGGAACAGAATCTTTGACAGAAGCAGAAAGTATGCTGTTGGTGCTCAAGATACCAACATTTACAAGCAGCTACTAAACACTATGGACCCGAACAGTGGTGATGGTAGTCTTATGAATTTAGACTACACCCCAGTACCCATATTGCCAAAGTTTGTTCGAATTGTAGTAAATAAAATCCTATCTAGAGATCCATACCCAAATCTTGAGGCTATTGATCCTCTATCTAATTCAGAGAAGAATAATCAAAAAAGATTTCTGATGGCTCAGGTTGCCAACAAAGATCTTTTAAAAAAATTCAAAGAGAACACTGGTATGACGTTTGGTCAAGATCCAAATTCATTACCAGACAGCCAAGAAGAGGCCGATGTTTTGTACGGGGAAAATATAAAGACTGGCGGTGAGGTTGCTGCCCAGATTGCAACGAACTTAACCCTTTCCTGGAACAACTTTAACGACGGCGTCTTTAGGAGATGCGTAAATGACCTTGTCAATCTTGGCATGTCGGTTGTAAAAAGATCTAACGATCCGAACCAGGGCATCAAGGTATCATATGTAGATCCATCTTTGTTTATACACAGCTATACCGAAGACTTCGGTATGAATGATCTAAACTATGCTGGTCATATAAAAAAGATTTCTATTGCAGAGCTGAGAAGACTTGCTGGCAATCAACTTTCCGAAGAGGACCTTGAAAAAATTGCTACAAAAGTAAAAGGTAAGAATGGGAATGATTCCAGCAAGTACAGTACAAAGTCATATGATCAAGGTCTCAATAGAATGAGTTATGGATACGATGAGTATTCAGTAAACGTTCTTGACTTTGAATTTTTGACTGTTGAAACCATGCACTTCGAAGAGAAAGAAAACAGGCACGGTAACTTCAACTTTTTTTATAAGGGACTTGACTACAAGCCACAAAAGGGATCCGTTTATGAGCGTCGCCCACACAGCATGGACGTTAAGGTGGTCTATGGTGGGAGCTATGTTCTAGATGCTGGACTTCTTTTTGACTACGGAAAGAAAAAGAATATCCCTAAAAACATTCACGATATCTCACAAGCGTCTCTTTCTTATTCAGCAGTTGCTACCAATCTTACGGATATGATTCCGAAGTCTATGGTTGATAGCTGCATCGGATTTGCTGATATGCTTCAGCTTACGCACCTTAAGATTCAGCAGGCTATAGCTAAAGCAAAGCCAGATGGGTTGATTATAGATATTGAGGGTCTTGAAAATGTTCAGCTAGGAAAGGGGGGTGAGCTTCAGCCTCTCGATCTTCATGATATTTATGAACAGACTGGTGTGTTCTATTACAGGAGCAAGAATCCAGAAGGTGGTTTTCAAAACCCGCCCGTTAGGGAGATAAGTAACAATATAAGGAACATTAATGAGCTTATTGGTTTGTATAATCACTACTTAAGGCTCATTAGAGACACCACTGGAATTAACGAAGTTGTTGATGCTTCAACACCAAAATCGGATTCTTTGGTTGGTGTAAGGGAGCAGGCTATACAGGCGTCTAATAATGCTACTTACGACATCACAAACGCTTCTATGATTCTGTTCAAGAAGGTTTGTCAAGATATAGTAAAATGTATTCAAATCCTCCCTCAGGAATCTGTTATTTATGGATCTTATGTAAGGGCCATTGGTAAGGAGAATATGGATGCACTTTCGTCTTTTTCGGAACTCCCTATGTTCAATTTTGGAGTTCTTGTTGTAAAGGATATGGAGGAAAAAGACAAGATGTATCTTGAGCAAAATGTACAAATGGCACTTCAGCAGAAAGAAATAGATCTTGAGGACGCCATCGCAATTAGACAACTCAAAGATGTAAACCAAGCAGAAAGACTCCTTATTGTTAGAAGAAAGAAGAGGATGCAACGGATGAGCGAGATGGCTCAACAAAATTCTCAGATTCAAAAGCAAGAGGCTATGGAGGCTGCTCAAAATGCATCGCAGCTTAGAATGCAAGAGCTCCAAGCGGAGGCTCAGGTTGAGATGGAAAAGATGAAGCTAAAGAACCAGATGGAGGCACAGCTTGAGCAAATCAGGCACGAGTTTAGAAAAGAAATTGAGATGATTAAAGCAAAGGCTACTCTCGGTTTCAAGGAAGATGATCAGGCATTTAAAGAAAAGCTTGAGGTTCTTAAAGAGGACAGAAAGGATGACCGCCTTGGAAAACAAACAGCAGATCAAAGTAAACTTATATCTCAAAGACAGGGAAAAAGAGATGAGGTTCAAGAACCCATGACGGGATTGATGGATGAAATATTTAAAGGATAATGGCTCAGACAGTAAATTTTGATACAACAGAGACTTTAAATATCACCTGTAGAGAAGGTGATACGTTCTCTATGACCCTAACCATGAAAGATTCCTCTGGCACAGCCCTGCCACTTGTTACTGATGGTTACACTTTCCATATTCAGATCAAAGAGGTAAATCGCGTTGGTAGAACCAGATCTGCTGATGAGGGTAAGGTCATATTGCAGACGCCTGGCCTTACTAAAGGTGAGATTGAGAACGCTGTGTCCTTTGAGTCACCGATTCTTGATGATAGTGGAAATGTAACTCTTGAGGCTTCCGCTGAGACTATGAGTAAGATACGACCAGGCTCGTATATATATGACATAAAATACATTAAACCAAGTAATACTGGATTGGACATTCACAAAGCAATTCTTCGTGGATCTTTTACTGTTAATTCTCAGATAACTGATATATACTAATGTCAATATCTGTACAGACGTCGGCTGGTACCCAGGTTAGCGTAAGTGTTAATGGTGCCAATTTAATTTCTTTTGCGGAGGAAACACCATCCATTTCTATTGTTAATGGTGATTCTTCGAGCATTAGCGTAACCACCAAGGGGCCTAAGGGCGATGTTGGTGCTACTGGACCACAGGGTCCCGCTGGTGTCGGCCCTGCAGGAGGAACTGAAAATCAGTTTGTACAGAAGAACAGCGCCACTGATTACGATACCAAGTGGAGTGCTTATACGCTTCCAGCTGCTGATGGGGCTGAGGGAACGGTGCTTACTACTGACGGGGCTGGAACTGTGTCTTTTGCTCATCCACAGACTATTGCAGAAAATGTAAAGAACGTATCTGGTGGCATTCTTTATAAGGGGACTCCAGTACACGTTACTGGTAGTGTAGGTAACCTAGCTGAAGTTATTGCAGCAGATGCTGCTACAAACTATCCTGCTCACTTCGTACTTAACGAAGATCTCAATGACGATGAAGAGGGGCTTGGTATCGCCCTTGGGTTTATCAATAATGTAGATGTCCCTGACGCTTCTATCTACACGGAAGGTCAGACAGTATACCTGGGGGCTTCTGGTGGCTGGACCACAACCAAGCCCACTGGGACAAATGCTATTCAGAACCTTGGGATTATCATTAAGGTAAACACGAGTAGCAACAAGATCTCTGGCATCATTATGGGCGCTGGTAGATCTAACGATGTGCCAAACCTTCCAGAAGGAAAGTTTTTTATTGGCAGTTCCACAAACACAACAACGTCAGCATACACGTTGCCAACGTCAGACGGAACTGCTAATCAAGTTCTTACAACAGATGGTTTTGGAAGCGTATCGTTCACAACGATTGCTGCATCTGATTTGGTTAATGATACCAGCCCTCAACTTGGTGGTAATCTTGACGTACAAACATTTAACTTATTTACAAGCTCAACAAACGGTGACATTCAGTTTACACCTAGCGGAACTGGAAGCATTAACTTAGACGGAACTCTAAAATTCAAAAGATTTATATCAGCACCAACTGCATTTGAAGGAGGCATGTATGCCGACAGCAGTGACAATTTGTACTTTGGTGTTTCTTAATTATATTTGCAAAAAACAAAAACAAAACTATGGCAACTTGGAAAAAAGTAGTAGTTGAATCGACTACTGACACAATCACTCAGAATACCACTGGGTCTGCAGCAACTCTCACTACGGGTAGAACAATCGCGCTCTCTGGAGATGTTTCAGCTACTGGCGTTTCTTTTGACGGATCTGCAAACATCACAATCAGCGGCACCACATTGGGGGCTGACGTAGTAGGTAATGCTGAGCTTGACTTGGTAACAGGTAACACCGCAGTTAATGGATACGTCTTGTCTTATGACAGCACAACAGGCGGCGGCGACCTAAAGTGGATTGCAAACACAGCGTCTGCAAATGACGCGACCATTACACTTAGCCCTGGGGCTGGTATTGGAGCTATTGGTAACTTTACTACCAACCAGTCTGCCAACGAAACCCTCACCATTGGTGTAGATGGAGTTCTTCAGGATCTCGATACTCTTGGTGCTGCTGCTTCTGACGGCCAGTTTATTGTTGCTACGGGGGCGGGTGCATTTGCATACGAGTCTGGCGCCACAGTAAGAACTTCGCTTGGTCTTGGAACGGGTGACAGCCCTCAATTTACCAGCCTTACTCTTAGTGGAGATCTCACAGTAAACGGTACCACAACCACGATTAATACCACCAACTTGAATGTCGAAGACAAGCTCATCAAGCTTGCAGACGTAAGTACCCCTACTACCACTACTGCAAATGGAGCTGGTATTCAAGTTGAGTCATCTGGTACTGAAGCTGAGTGGCCAGAGTTTAAGTGGAGTAATTCTGCTAACCTTACTGGTTGGCAGTTGTCTAACCATAACGGCACGTCTTCTACGATGTTCGAGGTTGCTGTCATGGAATTTGGAACTGCAGCACCTTCTTCCCCAGATATTGAAACTCAAGCAGGTGCTGGAGCGTTTTTTGCAGATACTACTGGTGGAAACTTGTACTTGTATATTTAATGCCAATCATCTCAAAGGATCAGGAGCTCGAAAACAAATTCACTAAAAACGAAATCGACTTCCTGCTGAGACACATCGCAGCTTCGACATTCGAGGGAAGGGATGTGATTATTTTAAGTTCAATAGTTAATAAGCTTCAAAACCGAAACACATGAAGCTAGAGATAAGTGAAGTTTACTTTATCAAAGAATCGATGAAGAATATAACCATCAAGGCGTTAGATGCTCCAGCAGTAGCGAAACTGATGGAAAAGCTAGATAAGGAGTTTGAAAGGTTGCAGAAATTAGAAGAAGCTAAAGAGTAAATAGATGGCAGGTTGGAAGAAAGTGCTTACAAATAGCAACAGTATAAAAGACCTGTCTGATGTATACGACTCCATGTCACCTTCCGACGGTCAAGTTCTCACATTTGACACAACGAACGGTTGGCAAGCTGAAGCACCATCTGGGGCAGCAAATATGTCTCAGTCGTTCTCTGCCCCAACGAATGTTGGTGAGTTTCAGGACGGTGCCAGATTGATAGTTGACGCTTATGGCACGTCTCCTTCGGCCACTGCTGGAAACCTTGTCAATCTAGCTGCCGCCAACGTATCCAACGTAGGGGCACAGTCTGCTGCAGCTGCAGCTACTGGAATGCTGTTTATAGTTACAGACGCAGGCACTGGAGATGAATTGTTGATTGAGGGGGTAGTTAAACTGTCCACAACGACGACTACTGCTCTACTTCCTACAACGACTAAGATGGGAAGTCCCGTGTATATGAGTACAACGGCGGGGGCTGTTACAAATACAGCACCTAGTACTGCTGGTGATTTCGTAAGGATTGTAGGGTATGTGGTGGATGCCGCTAACAGAACTATCTATTTCAAACCTGATAACACTTGGCTTGAGCTATGAGTAAGATTATTGGAGTTGATGCATCAAGTATCTCTGGCATCTCTGGGCTTGGCACGGCATCTGGCGGTGTCGACCCAGTGCCAGCAACCACAGATTCTGGAATCGTTGTTTGTCCAATTGATAGCAACACATACGGTCCGTACAGCTCTGCTGAGCTGCGTGATTACGTAAATAAGACACACATGTATCAAATAAGCTCTGCAACAGGCGTTGTAAAGCTTATTGACGAGTTTTATGCTTGGGGCTATCTTCTTTCTAATGGAAATTTTTATATTGGTGGATGGGGAAACGGCCTGTATATGGGGCTTTCACTTACGGACGCAAATAATGCCATAAATAATGGGGGCACATATTTAGCTCTAACCAATGTAAGCAAGGTAGAGCCGCACAACAATGGTTTTATTGTTATCAAGACAGACGGAACTTTGTGGTGGAGCGGCGGAATCGGAAGCTATCTTAATACATCTGGCACTGGAACAGCAAGTACTTATTCAAACTACGGTTTTACGCAGGTTGGCACAGATACAGATTGGATAGATATAAAATGCTATCGTAACTCTCCATACAGCATGCTCGCAATAAAGGGGTCTACTGGGTCTCAGTATCTGTACATGTGCGGTCAGAACCAATATTACGGTACTGGACTTGGTATAAACAGCGGCAGCACTTTTCAATTTACTAGGGTAAAGTCTAACTCTACAACAAATCTTTCTGAAAGCTTTTCAGAGATAGCTGTTTCTGCTGGTGAATGCCTTGCGATAACTGAGGACGGAAAACTTTTTTCTTGGGGGCGGAACTACAGAAAGACTCTTGGTGACGGAACAGCTACTAGCAAACAATACGCAACTCAAGTTGGCACGGATACAGATTGGAGTAAGTGCTGGATACAGTCAAATGGTGCGTTTGCATTGAAAACTGACGGTACTATGCATATGTCAACCAGTTTGACTGGGTGGAGAATCGAACCATCCACTAGCGGAACATTTACTCAGATTGGTTCAGATACTGACTACCAAGACATTCGGCTGTTCAACCAGATAGCAAACAACGTTGGGTATACGGTTTTTGCTAAAAAGAATGGGTCTTGGTACGTTTCTGCTTCAACACTATCAACTGGATGGCACGGGTCGTCAGAAAGTAAAGCAGCAACCACAGAGGGTTCATGGGTATCCATAAACGACTACTTGGTAGCTAATGACATAACAGGGACCATTGATGACATATTGTGCTATACCAATTCCGTGTCAAATGTTTATCCTCAAATAATGTTTGCATTATCATGACAAAGCAGGTTACAATTACTAGTGAGCACGAGCTCAAGCAAACATGGGCAGATGTGAACTGCCCTAATATAGTTTGGGGGTTTAATGAGACTGACGTTATTGATTGTCTTCAAGAAGACGGGACATACGTCGCTACATATGAAACACTAGAGGTGCCAGAGGGTGAGACCATGTGTTTCACGTACCTGACTAATTCAGGAGAAACTACCTATCACCTTCAGGCTGGGGAGTACGGAATCAGGCCTAGCGAATAGTTTTTATATTTGCATTATGGCCACGGTAAAAAAGAGAAAAGCTACAATGCCCAAAATGAAGATGGGCGTTCACAAGTCTCGCGAAGGTGGCTTGACGGCTAAGGGTGTAGCCGCATACAGGAGGGCCAATCCAGGCAGTAAGCTTAAGATGGCTGTCACTGAATCAAACCCATCAGGGAAGCGGGCTGCAAGACGTAAGTCTTTCTGTTCTCGTATGTGCGGCATGAAGAAAAGACTCACTAGTGCAAAGACTGCTAACAACCCTGATTCACGAATCAACAAGGCGCTGAGAAAGTGGAATTGTAAGTGCGGATGAATACTGTAAAGAAAAATAAGGGTGGGGAGCTTAATGTCAGCAATAAGAAAATGTCTGTCGATGCTCCTGCGGGATATCACTGGATGGTGGATCGAGGAAGATATTTTCTGATGAAGGGGGATTATAAACCCCATCCTAAGGCTGTTGCCACCGCGTCATTTAAAATTGTTAGTCATGCCTAGAGTAAAAAAACTTCTTAAGTCGCTTGAGAAAAGCGCAGAGAAAGGACCATCAGCCCCTAGTATCGGGAACCTTGGTTCTGGGACCCCTTCTGTAAAGCCTCTTAGCGAAAATCAGGAAGAGCGCATCAGGAAAAGAGTACTTAAAAAAGCTGGAAAGAAAGCCGCCAGAAAGCTCCGTGGTGAGTGGAGCGGTCAGTTCGACTCCCCACCGATTGGATAATGGCAAAGGTTATAAAATCTAACAAGGATGCATGCTACCATAAGGTAAAGGCCAGATACAAAGTATGGCCATCAGCCTATGCTTCTGGTGCTTTGGCTAAGTGCAGAAAGGTGGGTGTAAATAACTGGGGAGATGGCAAGAGTAAGAAAGACTAAGGCTGGAGCTAATCTCAGGCGGTGGTTTAAAGAAGAGTGGAGGACGCTCTCTGGAGACAAGGATTATTCTAAGGGTGATCGGTCTTTTAGGCCTACGAAAAGGATTTCAAGTGAAACTCCAGTTACAGCAGGTGAACTTACTGATTCAGAAAAAGCTAGGGGCAGGCGGGAGAAAAGAGAAGAGGGTAGGGTGAGCAGATGGAGGGTCAGAAAGAGAAACAGATAAATTACTATATTTGCACTAAATAAACAAAACAAAAATGGCTACTACTACTGCATCTGTTACTATCTCTAGTGGAGACCTCACTGGCGACTCTTTGTCTCTGAGCAGCACAGCAACCCTGACTAAAGCTGGTGTTGCAACAGGCTTGGATCAAACGACTGGAGTCGCTCGAAAGTTTTTTGCTACAGCTCAAACTGCGTACAACTTGATTGCTGCTGCTGATTATACAGCAGATAAAGCTCACAAAGTGTACATCAAAAACACATCTACTAGCAACGCTGAATACATTACCGTTGAAGTTGGTGCTACGAACGTGTCTCTTGGCAGACTCTACGGAGGTGACTGGATGTTCATCCCTTACGACGGTAACAGCGACATCGACATCGACACGTCTGACGTTAACATGACGGTCGAATATCTGGTAATCTACGAAGCGTAATGGCTACAGTTCGCGTCACACTTGGATTGACAAGTGCCGACGTCATGAGCACTGCGCTTGGCGTTAACGTAGCCACGACGCTTGTTGCTGACTCTGGCACTATGATTCGCGCTAAGGTAGCTGATACCTCTGGTGCTGGTAGCGGCATTACTGTATATAAAGCTAACGATAAGGATACGTCTGCGTACGTGTACGTCAAGAATATGGCTACAGAGCACGAAGACTATATCTACATCTACAACGATACAGATTCCGATGCTTCAGTAGCTAAGATTGCTGCTGGACAATTTGCCTTCATCCCTGTTGCAGTAGACAAGACCTTTAAGGCATACGGAACCAAAGTAAATCAAGTTATAGAATATGGGGTGTTCGGAATGGATGACCCAGCTAATACTCTCGGATAATGGCAAATAACCTAGTCCCAACACAAGCTCTTGGAAACGTATCCGTTTTCAAACAAAGTGTTCACGGAACAACCCTGACGGCGCCTAACAAACAGGGGGCTCGTTGGGTTGCAATTCACAACATTCACGACTCTGACCTTAGCATTTATGTCCCTGGGAATGAGGTTCATGAAAGCTTTGGGGAGGACGCTGTGGCCAGAAGCGCGGTGTACAATCCTGGCAACTCAGGAAAAATGATGGACAATGACGACATAGCCTCTGTGACAACTGCTGTAGTCACGGCTGGAACGGCAACTACGGGTACACGAACCTCTGGGACCGTTACTGTAACTAGAAACGGCTTAAACGTCACAACGAGTGTCGTGGTTCCGTCTTTTGACGGAATCACAGTTGCTGGAGGTGTTGTTACGGCTGGAAAAGTTACTTCCACTGTAGGTTCTGGCCTAGAGGTTGGTGATGTTATTTCTTTTCCGTTGACTACGGACACGGGTGTTGAGATAAGCCTTACTCTATTGGAGGACAGCCTTTCTCTATCTGCTGGCGTTTACGTAAGAAAAGCTGAGACTGCGATTGACATCCACACCCTCGGTGCTGGAGAAATATTCTATGGCAACTTCAGCAAGTTCTACATCTCTGCTGATGACGGGGTCGCCGACGGAATAGTTGCTGCGTACTTTAACTAATAAAAATCAATTAATTCAATACAATGGAAAACGTACAAGAAAACGCACAAGAACAGACTGGAGGAAAGTTTGAGATTTTCAACAACCCAGAGGATCTTGCAGCAAGCATGGCTGTCGATAATCAGCCACAAACAACAGAAGTAGAATCTCAACCAGAGCCGTCTACTTTAGAGCAAATTACACAAAGTTCAGAGCCACAAAATGATAATCAACCAGAATATCAAGAAGAGGCTCAAGAATATCAAGAAGAATATAGTGATGAGGAAATCGAGGCTGCGGTCTACACTTACCTAAGTGAAAGGCTTGGGAGAGAGATCAATAGCTTCGAGGAACTACAATCACAACCTGCTATCGACGAGCGCGTGCAGGCTATTGCAGATTTTGTGGCCAACACTGGCCGCAAGCCAGAAGACTGGTTTACGTACCAATCGATGAACCCGACCGAAATGGACGATCTCACGGTGGTGCGTGTACAGATGTCTCAGCAATATCCTAATCTTTCTTTCGAGGAGATCAACATGCTTGTTGGCAACAAATACAAGCTGGACCCTAACGTCTATGACGATCAGGATGTTCAGATGTCTATGCTTCAGCTGAAAATTGATGCGACAGACGCACGGGGCGAGATCGAAAAGATCAGACAGACCTATGCGGCTCCAGAAATTACAGATAATAGCTATGACGACGATGGTTTGTACATCGACGACAACTGGATGCAGAACATGATTCAAGAAACAAGAGCCATGCAAGCTATCGAGTTTGATCTTGGAGGTGACAAAACATTTACGTTCGGTCTAAATAATGATCAAATAAATAACATCATTAACCGAAACGAAAACATTGATTCGTTCTTTGATAATTACATCAATAACGATGGGTCATGGGATTACGATAAACTAAACTCTCACCTCGCCGTGATTGATAACATTGACACCATTGTGGCGTCAGCGTATCGTCAAGGGCTGGGTGATGGGCAGAAGGCTGTTGTGACCTCGGCGGCTAATATCTCTACGGATACTAACCCGTCTTCATCCCAAACATTAAATCAGGAAGACCAGCTTACAAGTCAACTTAGAAACTTCATGAAGGCTGGATCTAACAAACTTACTTTTAACATCTAAAAACTAAAAAAATGGCTAATATTGGACAACAGCATACAAATGTTAACCCCGCGTTTAGAACGACGGCTGAGACGTATGCTGCACTTAATGATTTGATCGGCACCAACAAGGAGCTGGTCATGAGCAACCTCGTCGAAACCTACGGCGATCAAGGTATTACTGGATTTTTGAAATTGACTGGAGCAGTCAACTCTGGCGGATCTGCCGACCAGGTTGAGTGGTTCGAAGTGGGTCGTCGTCACAAGACTATTGCGTGGAGTGCATTGGTTAGTAACACAAACGATGTTGTTACATTGACTATTGCTGCAACTCCAATCAACAAGTATGACGTCTTTATGGACGCGGCTACTGGAAGGCGTTATATTGCTAAAAGTTCAAGCACTAGCACGGCAATAACTCTTGTACCTCTTGACAACAATTCTGTTAGTAGTAACCCAGCAGCAACTGGTGAGTTGATCCTCTTGGGTAACATGTACCCACAGGGATCAGCCCAGCCCAGCTACTTTGTTGAGACTGACGTTACTCGCAAGAGAAACCCATTCACCATCGTTAAGGGTCGCCACCAAGTTACTGGCTCTCAGGCCACGAACATCGGTTGGGTGAACCTCGGAAATGGTGAATACAGATGGTTCATGTACGCTGAGGGTGAGGCTCGCAAGCGTTTTGAAGATCAGCGTGAGATGATCATGTTGTTCGGAGAGCAGAACAACAATGCCACTGGTACTGCTAATGGTGCGGCTGACCTTGATCCCAACTTGGCTGGTTCTGACGGGTATGTTACTGCTGTTGAGTCTGGCGGAATCGTCATCTCTAATGCCAACGCTAATCCGATGGACAGCTTCGCTGAGTTCGATGATTTGATCATGGAGTTGGATAAGCAAGGTGCGCCTTCTGAATACGCTATGTACTTGAACAGAAAGCAAGACCTCGCTATCGACGACATGTTGGCTTCTGGTATTGCAACCAGTGTTACTGCTGGCTTGCCAGGTCAATTCGGTGCTTTTAACAACAGCGCTGACATGGCTGTAAAGCTCGGATTTAAGTCATTCACTCGCGGTGGTTACAC